GTCAAATTACCGTTGACAATCAAGTCACCGCCAACTATGGCATTTCCTGTGGTGGTCATTGTGGCTGCTGACATTGCTGCCACGCTGATGATATTTCCGCCAGTGACGGTGCCGGTGACATTGAGAGGTGATACAACATTGCCACTCAAACTCAATCCTGCTGCATTCAAGTTGCCGCCTGTGACATTGCCGCTGACACTGACATTGCCGCCTGTGATATTTCCAACAGCAGTTACAGTGCTGCTGCTGACTCCGCCGGTGACCTGAAGATTACCACCTGACAGTAGAGTTGCTATTACCGCACCAGGTGCAAGTACATTACCACCTGTGACGTTGCCCGTGACATTGAGTGGAGATACCACATTGCCACTCAGGCTCAAACTAACTGCATTCAATGTGTTGGCGCTGGTAATGTTGCCCAATGCACTGATAGTACCACCAGTAATACCTGGACCAACTCTAATGTCTTGGGCTATGACATTGCCTGACGTAGAAACATTTCCACCTGTGTTGATGTTGCCACCTATAACATTGCTTGTGGCCGAAACTGTGTTGGTGGACAACAACACACCTGACACAATTACGTTGCCACCAGTGATATTACCAGTGCCTGACACTGTGCCAGTACCAAATGCCACATTGCCATTGAATACTGAGCCATTGACGTTGCCGCCAGTGCTGATCACACCCGAACCAGCCAATATGTTACCACCAGTGATGTTGCCAGTTGTAGTGATGACACCTGACCCAGCCAGCAAGTTGCCGCCAATGATGTTGGTGGTTGCGATAATATTACTGCCGCTTAATATATTACCTGTGGCACTTATGATGTTGCCAGCAACAATGTTGCCAGTACCTGGGCCATTGGTAACAGTTAAATTACCAACTTGTGCATCACCATTGCCAAGTAAGTTGAATATGCCAAACAGAATGTTACCGCCAGTGATATTGCCTGTAGCTGTAACTTGTCCAACAGTGCGAATATTACCGCCTGTGACATTGCCTATCAAACTAACGTCGCCTCCAGCACTAACTGAGCCTGCAGTGATAATATTAGCACCTATAATATTAGCAGCAGCACTAACAATACCGCCCACAGACAATGTGCCAGCAGTGATCAAATTGCCACCGGTTACATTGGCAGTGGCGGTGACTTGACCAGCGGTGTCAATATTACCACCTGTTATATTGGCAGTAGTTGATATACTTCCTACCGCACTGACTGCTCCAGTTATGACAACATTGTTTGCTAATATATTGCCGGCTGCCGACATATTGCCAGATGCCAACAGGCCAATGGTTTGTACATTGCCATTGACTGTGAGCAAGTTGGGCCCTGCTGTGTCAAATCTCAATCCAGCACTGGCACCAGCATTGCCATTGTTATTGAAAATAACTTGTGTGTTTGATCCAGGTACTGTTAAGTTACCTGTGATGTTGCCGGCAAAACTACCTACAAAATATCCATCAGTTATGATGTTGCCTGCTGAACTTACTATTCCGGCTGTTCTCAAGTTACCGCCGGTTACATTGCCTGCAGAACTAAAAGAACTAGGAGCGAATGCCCCAGTTAACGATAAGTTTCCACCAGCAATATTGGCAGTGGTAATAATGTTTGATGTGTTGGTGCCGCTGGCCAAATATGTTGCCACATTGGCATTGCTGTAAGTGGCCGGCAATCCTGTCAACTGTGAACCATTGCCTAAAATATAACTGCCAATGACATTGCCTGTGGTTATGACATTGCCAACTTGTGCATTGCCTGTTAATACAAGTACGTTGCTTGTGCTATCAAATCTAAAGGCAGCACTGGCACCAGCATTGCCAAAATTGTTATAAAGTATTTGAGTGTTGACACCGGGTACAACAATGTTGCCAGTGACATTGCCCACAAAGTTACCAACAAAGAATCCACTGGTCACAATGTTACCAGCAGCACTGATTTGATTGTTGGCCAGTATGTTTCCAATGCTTTGCATGTTGGTAGCACTGATTACCAATGCATTGGCAGTGGTACCCACGCTAACCTGTACATTGCCATTGGCCACCGGAATAGCCATGCGACTAAGACCATTTACAATGGCAGAACCACTGAGTTGATTTGTTCCTTGCAGTGTAAAAGTTCCACCAACTGGATTGGTCAACACAACAGAATCAGCATTGGCAGTAAATGTTGAATCACCAAGAGTGATGGTGCTGCCACTCAAGTAAATATTTTTAAATCGTTGAGTGGCCGTGCCCAATGTATACACATTGTTGGCACCCGGAACAACGTTGCCTGTGAATGTAGTAGCCGCAGGGCCAAACACCACTGTGTTTGCTACACCATTCACAGTGACAGTGACATTACTGCCAGCATTTTGAATTCTTACATTGCTGTTGCCATTGTTGATGTTGTCCACCGTGGTGATGATGCCCGACAACAATGCACCATTACCCAAAATATAATTGCCAGTGATATTTCCTGTAGCACTAACTGATCCAACAGTTCTAATATTGCCACCGGTTATATCACCAATTGCAGAAATTTGACCAGCAGTTGAAAGATTTCCAACCGCTAGATTGCCTTTGATATTTGAATTTGTACTACCAAATACTGCCACGTTTGACGTACCATTGACGCTGACAGTTACATTGCCATTGGCACTGACAATTTTTACATTGGATGTTCCAGAATTTATGCTTGTACCAGCCGTGGTAATGCCTGTGATGCCTGATCCATTGCCCACAAAATATGCAGCATAAACTGTGTCAATACGTTGAGTAGATGCACCGATGTCATACACAGCGTCAATGCTGGGCACAATAGAACTATTGGCTTGAATATTACCTATGCCATTGGCACGGAGCACCAGGTTGTTGTTGGTACCTGTAACTGTAATGGTATTGCCGGAGATAACGACATTGCTGCCTACAGGGCCAGCAGCGTAAATCTCAGTAAAATTTTCATTTACAGCGTTAAATGCATCGCGTAACGGTTCACCAGTGCCGTCATTTGCTGCTGCACCAATGTCAATAATCTGTTGTGCCATAGATCTACAATGTCCTCTGATGTATTTACCAAAAGGACTTGTTTGCTATTTTAGGATAATCTAGTGTAAGTTAGATAAGCACCAGACTGTATATTGATATTTGCGGCACTGGTTTGTGCTTGAATAGCTATGTTGGCATTGCCGGCACTGTAGATAGTACCTGTTATCCTTGCAGCTCTGGGTGTGGTACCAATTTGAGCTGACGTACCTGCGGCTGTACCTGAAACGTTGGATGTATAAACACCAGCAAACGCAGTTGTTTGGTTGGTCTGTTGCTCAACTGTGTAATAACAGGTACCTGCATCAAAATATGTGGTATATCCAGTTGTGGTACCACCTGCAGGCAATACTGGCAAGTATGCTTCAAATTTGTAAGTGTATCCGCCCAGCATAAAGAATCCCAAACTTCCAACATTGGCCATACTTGTACTGTCAAACGCCACTGTGGTAGGTTGCCAAACTATGTTTTCCACTCCAATGCCTGTGCCATAACTGTTGCCAGTTACATTGAGATTGGCACTAACAATATTGCCTGACGCAGTGACAGTACCACTACGCACGTTGCCAGTTGTACTGAAGTTTTGAGTTGCATTGAAATTGGCTGCATTCACGTTGCCGGTCACTGAAACCTGATCATCACTGTTGATGTTACCACCACGAATGTTGCCAGTTGCAGTTATCCCTGCAGCACCTGCACTCAACGCACCCAAACTAATTACGTTACCGCCAGTGACGTTGCCAGTGGCCGTGACCAATCCTGCAGTTTGTAAGTTTCCACCGTTTACATTACCAGTCACAGTCACAAGTCCGGCTGTGATCAAGTTGCCGCCAGTGACGTTGCCTACCGCAGTTAATGTGGAACTGCCATATATTGTGCCAGTCACTGCCAAATTATGCAATGGGGCAGCATTGGCTATGCCCACATTGCCTGAACTGCCAATCACAGTGATTCTAGTTGTAGGTGTTGAAGTACTGCCAGTTTGAATCTGAATGTTGGCATTACCATCAGTGTCTTCATAAACTGCACGAATTCTTGCAGTGATTCTTGGCAATGCACCTGTGCCGTCAGATGTAAACCATTCAATAGCACCAATGTTTGCACCTACTGATGTAACTGCTATGTTTGAATCTTGAAATCTAATGTTTTGATTGCTGGTCGCATTGGAACTATATGCAATCAACATGTTGCCATTTACAATAGATATGTTACCAGCACCAGCGGCACTGGTAGTATACACACCACCAGTGGTATTGATGTTTCCTGCATCTACGTTTCCTGTAAATGCCACTACTCCTGCAAATGTAGTTCCCAAAGGTGATACTACCACAACATTGCTTACTCCACCAGGATTGAATGTAATATTGCCATTGATAGTAGGAATTTCAACACTGCTGGTACCATTAAAAATCTTGTCAGCATTGATGTTGCCTGTCAACACAGCGTTTCCAGTCACTGTGAGATTGCCCACAATGTTTACATTGGTACTTTGTAAGGTGACTAAGTCGCCTGCATTTATGGTTTGCACAGTGTAATCACCGCTGACACGTTTGACTGTTGACATTTAAAGGTCCTTTGTGTTATTTATGCGGTCAAGCAAGTCTGACATGGGCATGTTTTTTAAATTGGCAATGTTGTTTAATTCTGGTATGCTGGCAGTTGTATCGCCCATCACACGATGAAAACTGGTGTCAGGAAAGTCTCGACAAATGGTCACAAGTTGTCTGGTCCAATTACCTGTGAATGTGGGCAAACTTGAACTTTTTTTGTAGAATTCTGTGTCAGCATATACATTGTTAAACTTGTTGTTGGCGGTCGGTCCCATGTCAAATCCAATAAGATAAATTGCCAAGTGGCGATCTATTGCTGCCAAGCCCACAGCAATGGGTCCAGAACTGAAACCAAAATAACTTTGTGGCACGGTTCGTGCGCCCAGTCCAGGCAAGGGTTTTCGAGTATACATGGTATGTTCCTGTGCATACCCAGCATGCTGAATGGTTTGTGCAATGCCCCGGTCTGTGCTGATTAACACGTCAGGTGCAAATTCTCTGTACAAGGCATTGCATCCGTAGATTTTGCCACGTTGCTTTAGTTGATTTGGGTCTACTAGCAATCGGCTAACGCCGTTGCCTAATACAAATGCTGCACTCATAAAAAAGTCCTCCCTGTATGTATCAGAGAGGACTGAGCCACTTTACAAATTAAGAAGTAACGTTGTCTACAATGGCCAGGTCCAACAAATTTTGTTGTCCTGTGGTCACAGTGCCAGTGTTGGGAGCGGCTGTGGTTCCTGACTTGATCACTGTGCCTTCGTCAGTGAAGAAGTTGGTGGCATATCGTTTGTCTGCAATCACTGAAGTGGCTGCATAAGTTGACCCGCCGGTCCAATCCAACAAGAACTTGTTGGTGAGTTTGCTGATTGTGGTAGCAGTTGAATCACCAATGGTAAACGTAATAGCCATGAGTCCAGCGGCTGGAGTAACATCGTCATCCAGCACACACACACCTACACTGTTGGCTGCACCGTTGCCAGAACCGCCCACTGAAGTTGCTGTGAAAATTGTGCCTAGTCCAAAGTTAGCAGGTGCACCTGCAGCAGTCCAGTTGGTGGTTGTGCCCACAGTGCTGATCTGATAGGCTTGGCCTACAACAAATGAACCGTCACTGACACCGGTAGCATCGCCCACTAGATATTTGTGGCTGCCTTTTTGGCGTATGATATAGCCCTGTGCTACACCGATACCTGTGCCACTTGGATTGGCAATGTTGACTGTGACATCAACTCTGGGGTTGGTAGTTGTAGGTGTATCGGTAGGTGCTGCACCGCCTACGACACCCAGGTATTCAGTGGTATTGAGTGTGTTGGCAGTGTTGACCACTGGTGCTGTTAGTGACCCAAAGTTAGGGAAGCCAAGATCCACACCAACGGCTGCGCCGCCGTTGCCAGATCCTGTGCTTGATTTTTGTATTTTAAGAGGACGTCCCATTTTGTTTCTCCTTAAAGAAGTCCGATCGGAGTTCTAGTCCGTACGCGGTGGGTTAAACCGCATAAAACGCAGAATTGCGTTGACAAGTATTTATGGTGAGGTTGAAATAATTCACTGTGTAGTGTATACTGTAAATATTACCATGGAAACAAACGAAATAATCACAGACGTTGCTCATCTCATTGAAGAAGGCAACAGAATGCGCAGCGAAAATCGCCCGGATCAAGCACTCAAATGCTACATGTTGGCCATGTGTCATGATCCAAATTCTGCTGCGGCATTCAACAATTATGGCAATGTCATGCGTGAATGCGGGCAGCCAAAAAGAGGCATACCATTTTTACAATATGCTGCTGAAATAGATTCCAACAGTGTTACTGCAAGATTTAATTTAGCAGTGAGTTATTTGATCATGGGCGACTATGCTCGTGGCTGGCCAGCGTATGAAGCACGTTGGGAATACGAACATTTAGCAGGTAGTTTGCCACAGCATGTTCAACCTCGCTGGACTGGGCAAGATTTAAAAGACAAGACTATTCTTGTGATAGGCGAACAAGGACACGGGGACAACATACAGTTTTGCAGATTTTTGTTCAACTTGCATGCCGCTGGTGCAAAGATCTTGTTCCAGGTAACAGATGGAATGATTCCACTGCTGTCTAATGCCAGTATCATCAACTGGGTTGGTAGATACACCGACGAGCCTCCTGAATTTGACTACTGGGTACCTATCATGAGCATACCTGGTGTACTGGGAGTTACCATAGACAATCTTCCACGTCCAATCAGTTATATCAATGCACAAGAAACACAAGTAAAAGAATGGCTGCAACGAATGGGTCCTAAAACACGCATGCGTGTGGGATTCAGTTGGTCAGGCCGCAGAGATGCTTGGCTCAACAAACACAAAGGCGTGCCTTTTGAAACCATGCTGGAGTTGGTCAAAAGCAATCCTGAATATGAGTGGATCAATTTACAAGTAGATGCCACAGACGAAGAGTCTGCTGCCATGGCTGAGGCTGGTGTTACCATGTACCCAGGAACTGTCTCTAGTTTTGCAGAAACTGCGGCATTGATGATGTGTTTGGATGTTGTAATTTCAGTGGACACTGCTGTTACACACCTAGCAGGAGCATTGGGTCGCCCTACCTGGTTGATGTTGCAGTGGTTTGCCACAGACTGGCGGTGGATGCTGGATCGTGACTCAAGTCCTTGGTATCCTACCACAAGGATATTCCGTCAACCCAGTATGGGCGATTGGACAAGTGTTACCAAAAAGATAGCACAATATCTAACTTGGTTCAAAGTATAGCCAACAAAAAAGCACCCTCGAGTGCTTTTTTGTTCCTTCCCATCCCTGGGTTGGATTCTCTGATTAGGAGAATGAAAGGTTAGACACAGCGATCTCACCAACATAGTCACCAGCATTGCCGAAGCTAGATGCAGTGTTTGTCAGTTCAATGTAACCATAACGTGTCATGAATGACACGACTGGTTCGAATGTGCTTGGATCCAACACAACGCCTGAAGACATCAATGGGATGTATGGGCAGTAGAATGCTGGTGCGTCAGCTTCTGAAGAACCTTTGTAACCAACCAATACGCTTTGTGTGTCAGCAGCATAGCTGTCGACGAACACACGCATAGAGCCGTTCAATGTACCAACAAACTTGGTGTTGGTAGG